CACACCAACCGAAACCGAGAAATACAGACCGACATCCGTGAACTCCTAAGAGAAGGTAGACAATATGAAGATAAGCAAGGCATTGAAGGATTCCTTTATCGAAGAAATGGATTTTGTTATTTCCAAATGGAGCTATTCTGTCGGGGGAGAGGGTTATATGAATAAAGGGGGATTTTCCTGGAAAAGGCTTGTCGGAATCTCGCACGCAAAGAGCCAGATCTCGAGAACGATCGGAATCCCGCTCACCAAGAGCGGGCGGCAACGCAAGATCGGAAAGATCGTCACCGGCGGCGGCTGCCTTGTAACGATGACAGCAATGGCAGTTGCGGTCGCCGGTTCGATTTTTGTCCTGGCGTTCTTTTTCTTCTATTGAGCGGACCGTACTGCACCCGCGCCGAAATCCACGCTGTAAATCTCTCCTGCTTTGTTTCTGAGGGTCATGCGGGTGAACTCCGCACCGTCCATGCCGATGATCGTGTTGAGGGCCGTCTCCCCCACGAAGATTTCCCGATCGTTTATTTTGAGGATGTCATCACCGGGGGCAATCCCGTTGCGGCCGGCATGAGAATCCCTCGAAACGCGCTTGACATAGGCTCTGGTCAGCGCCGATCTCTTCGTTGGAGTTTGATGCATGGGATCCACGTCGTCCACCCACCCATACTCGAACTCCGGCATGAACCCGTATTGAGTCATGCAGTTCACTTTTTTCATCTCGAGGACGTCCGAAGCCGTAGAGCTTGCCAGAATGGCAGTCGCCGGAACGCATCCCGAGAGTGCTAGGAACAGAACCGCAAGAGCCAATAACCCTTTCATTCCCTTCCCTCCGTGTTGTCGTTGATAAAATCCTTAGGCGAATGTTCGGATAATGTCAACCCTCGCAAAAGGAAGGGGCCGGGAGGCAGGGGGCAGGCCGCCGTCCCGGCCAGGGGAGATGTGCAATCCTCACTGAAGCCCGTCGGCGCCGATCGAGGCGCTGCGGTGCGGAATTGAGATCCGCGCCGATCGCAAGCTGCACGTCAAGCCGGGCTTTTTCATCGGTCCGAACGTAACCCGCAGGAGCTTGTACTCCTCGGTGGGGGTGTAGATGAGCGATGCGTCCTGCCCCGTGAGCACGTAGGCCCCGGGGCCTGCCGGGAGCACCCGGAGGTGCCGCAACGACGCGGCGAGACCCGTCAGCGCCAGGGCGCCGACGCCGGCGCTCACCCGCATGCCCCGGTGGAGCCCCGCGGGGGATCCGGACAGGGCATACGTCGAACCCGCTGCCGCAAGCCTGCGGGCAGCCCGGAGAGCCGCCGTATTGCCTGTATGTGCGAAGCTGCCGCTCCCGGCCTTGAGCGCGTAGCCGCGCCGGAAGGCAACGGCCGTCCCGGTGAGAGCGAACGATCCGGCCCCGGCCACCAGGCCCGTCCCTTTGCGCAGGGCCGCATCCGCGCCGCCGAGGGAGAACGATCCCGGGGCGGCCGCCAGACGGCGGTTGCAGTTTAGGCTTGCCGGCGCGCCGGACTGGCTAAATGATCCGGGCTCTGCGGACAGACCATAGGTTCGCCTGAATCCTGCGTCGGTTCCGGCAAGGGCGAAGGCTCCGCTTTCCGCCTGGAGGCGGAGACCCTTGTGAAACGCCACGTCGGCCCCGGAGAGGGCAAACGCCCCGGCCTCCGCACTGACCCTCCCGTCGCGTCTCAGGCCCGCCTGCGTTCCGCCCAGCGCGAAGGAACCGCTTTCCGCAGTCAGGCGGTAAGCCCGCTTCAGGGCTGCGGCGGTACCGGCGAGAGCAAACGACCCGGCATCTGCGGATACTCTGTAGCCCTTCTCCAGGTTCGCGACGGATCCGGCCAGGGCAAGGGTGCCGCTCTCGGCGCTGAGGCGATGACCCATCTTGAGCGGGGCAGCCGTCCCCGTAAGGGAGAACGTGCCAGCGTCGGCCGTGAGGACGTAATTGTTCGCGGCGGCCTTTGACGGCAGGAAGGACCGCTGCCGCCGGACGGTATAGTCGAATGGCCGGCGGAATACGTGCGGCATGGGTTACTCTTCCTCGATAATCATGAAGCCGCTCATGGTAATGGAGTCCGCCGGGGTCGTCGCCAGTTCGAGCGTCTTGCGCTCGCCGGGCAGGATGACCGGCCTGGTTTCCGGGGTATAAACCATGAGGTGCGGCGCCCGCACATTCCAGCAGTGCGGCTCCTCGAGGGTAATGGTCCCGCCGCTCATCTTCGTGGTGTTGTTGACCTCGGCGGAAAACCCGGCTGCAGAGTCGTTCGGATTCTGCGGCACCGGGGTCGGGGCCGACCCTCCGCTGCCGGATGTCGTGGAGCTGTTGCCGCGCTTGAGCACGAGGTTCAGCCCCTCCTCCTGCGCATCGCCGACCTCGGACGACTGTGTGACCATCCAGGCATGGATTCGGCAGGGCTTCCCGGCGGCTGCCGTAATCTCGAACAGGTCCTGCTGCGCCGTGACGGCCACGGCATTGAACGGCACTCGGTAGATTCTTCCCATGATCTTGCTCCTCCTATCGGACCAGCATGTGCTGGACGGATCGCTGCGGCGTCAGCAGCTGCGGCGGCAGGGATACCACACACTCATCGGCCCCAATATCCCACTGCGCCCCGGAACCGCCTCGGTCCTGCCCATCAATGTCATTTTGGAATGCGTAATAGCTGTCGTTATAGAGGTTCAGGCCGTAGCCTTTGGCTCCGGTGTCAGATGCTTGTAGGTGGAAGTCACCATTGTCCGCATCGACGAAGGAGAAGGTCTGCTCGTATCGATTGTTACTTCCCGGTGCTCCTGAATTTGCATCCGAAAGGTCTGTCGCATTATATCCGCTTCCACTGATCCAAGAACCGGCATACAGGTAAAAATCCTTTCCAGAAGTGCAATCGTTGGCGATACAGTTCGTCACCTTCGTATTTGTACCAATAAATCCATGATCGCAATTATGAGCAGTGCAGTTATAAAAATAAGCTGAGGACGATCCAGACTCGCAATCGCAGTCAAATCCGGCAGCCCACTGCCATGGCTCAATCGATCTAAAATTGTAGGCAACACAGTTTGCTATGAAAAACTTGACTCCAGAACCGCCAGTACTAGAAGCATCGTAAAGACCTATTCCTTCATGATTAAAGGTATTAGTGTCAGTAACTCCCTTGACAATGCAGTTCGTGATGTACGTTTCGCCGGTTGATGGCCATGAATCTGCCCAATTCCTTATTGCCGTCCTGCCACTATATTCGACATTTGTAATTTCGACCTGCAAACCATCAAGCCGTATGTCGAACTCTTCTAGGGTAATACCCGCATCGTCATCAATCGATATTCTGTACTTGTTCCCTGTTTGCCACTTTCCTTCGTGCCGGTAGCCTTCTGCTGGATCAGTCCAAATCTTGATGTAATGAGTTAAATCGGTAGTCCAGCCGCTGATCGTTACCGCAGTCGTGTCCGCCGTCCCGCCCGTGCATCGGCACTTAGCGACGGCGATCCGGTCATTGGTGACGAGGTCCTGCTGCTGCCCGGCTTCCCATGCAGAGAGGGATGTGTAATCCGTGCCTGAGCCGTTGTCGGGGTCAACGATCTTGACGACTTCCGTTGCCATTATAAGTTCTCAGTCTCGTCCGTGCCGGTCTTGAGTTTTCGCAGGTAGCTTCTGACCTGCGTCCAGGTATAATCGTAATCTCCCGTGTAATCGCCGACCCCGATGGTCAGCTCCCCGTCTCTCGCCAGCTTGTTCCTTGCCGCGGCGGGCAGGTCATCAAGGCGGAACTGCCAGAGGCGGCGGCGGTAAATCTGGTAGCGCCCTCTCTCGTCCGTGGTGTCCTCCAGCTGCGGCTCGATGTATTTCCTGACCTTCTCGACGGGAACGCCGGGGATCTTGATGACCACGAAGGTCGGCAGCCCCTCCTCCCTGCCCCAGGTGTGCGTATCCGGCATGACCACCACGGGGTAGCCGCGCTTGTAGCACCCCCTGCGGTCCGTGTCCGGGTCGGCGTGGGTATTGTCTCTGGCCATGACGAGGATCTGCGCCATATTACGAACTCTTCATCGAACAGGTCACGGTCACGTTGAGCGTGTCGCCGTTCTCGCCTAGGCGATGGTCAACAGGCTGGCCCCGAAGTCCACCGTGAAGGTCTCGCCGTCCAGGACCGTGATGGAGCTGCCGTAGTCGTACCAGCCCACGAGCGGGTCCGCCGGCGAGGTCGGCGTGTCGTTGTAGATGACGGCGTAGCGGAACGGCCCGAAGGAGCCGCCCGAGGCCGTGAAGACCACGTCCTGCGCCGTCACGGTCAGCGTGCCGCCGGTCTCCGAGCAGTCGTTCTGGATATCCGCGCCGCCCGCCGGGTAGCCGTTCTGGGCCGTGATCTCGGCGATGTCGGCCTTGACCATGTCCGTGGCCAGCGGGGCCTCGTTGGACAGGTAGACCTTCAGGGTGTGCCCGGCGGCGTGGAGCTGGTGCACGCCCTTGGCCAGTTGCTCGACGAAATCCTGAAATTTGTTGAAGCTCGCCATGATGTCCTCCTGTAGGGCAGATCGATTAATCCATCGTTACGTATTCACGCTCGGGAGCCCCGGTGTAGAGCCTGAAGTTCGTAACCTTGGCCGGATATGATCCGTTTTGCGTGTAGGCGTATATCTGGCAAAGATCATTCGGCCCCCATCCGGAGATGTCTTCCGAGTAAGTCTGGGGAGTTGTGGATGTGGTATTCCTGGCCGTACCGACGGCAACCCCGTTGCGGTATACACGGCCGTAGGCATTGATCATGTTCGACGACGCAAGAGCAAAACTGACCCGCAGTGTCCCGGTGCGGGTTACGACGATCTCCTTGACCTTCGTGTAGGATGTCGCCGCTGTCGTTTTTTCTGAATCGCTTCCGATAATGAAGTAATTTCCGGCCGTATAGGCGCCGATCTTCGCCCGCGTGATAGTGCCGTCGGCGATATCCGCGCCGGCGATCGCGCCAGCCTGGAATTTCCCGGAGGGGATGCTGCCCGCGGTGATCTTGGAGCCCCCGACGCTGGTCACCTTCGCATCCGTCACGGCGCCGGAGGCGAGGGAATCGGTCCCCACCTTGCCCGCTGCGACCCGGTCGTTGCCGAAGTCGTAGATCTCGAGCCAGGCGTTGTTGGCCGCGTTGCGGAGCTTCAGCAGGTTGTTCGTCGTGTCGTACCAGAGCATCCCCGCGACGGGGTTCGACGGGGCGGAGGTCCCGCTGAAGCTGCTCTTCAGGCAGGCGAAATTGTTCTCGATGTTGCCGAGATCCGTCTGCCCGACATGGCTGGCGTCAAAGCAATCGTCCGTGAAGTTCTGCGCCATCTCATCCTCCCGTCTCGGCCCTGATCTGGGCGATAACCGCCTCGATCTCGCCGCGGGCCGCGTCTTTCTCCTCGATCCGGGCCTTGACCGCTTCGGCCTTCGCCTTCAGGGCGGCCGCAAAGCCGCCTTTCTTGTCCGGGTCATAGGTGCAGCTGAAGGTCTCCAGGATCTTTCCCGACTTGGAGTCGACCAGCTGCACATAGGCGGTGTAGACCTTGCCGGTTTTGGTTACCGTGTCCAGCCTGATATCCATGGCCATTGATCACCTCACTGCCAGTAGGCCGCCTTCATGTTCAGTTTGTACAGATACAGGACGGAATCCGGCGTGGGGTCCGTCAGCGTGATCTCGACCTGTACGTAGCGGCCTGTGATCTCGGGCGCGAGCAGCTCGAAGAAGGACGCCTCGTTCGTGAGCGATCCGGACGAATCCCCCCATTTGAGCTTCGCCCGGAGCTGCCCGGCGATGGTGGCGGCGAAGATCTCGTACCACCGCTTGGTCGAGATCCCGATGTCCGCCCAGGTCGTGCCGCCGGGCAGGATCCCGCCCCACGTCTGGTTCGATGCGACGAAGGCCGTCAGAAAGTCCCCCCAGACACGAACCGTCTTGATCGAGCCCATGTCGTATTCCGGGGACGTCCACGTCCCCGTGAGAACCCCGCCTGTGTGGGAGCACCGCAGCGCATCCTGGCTGTTGTACGTCGCATGCTCGGTGTTGGAGTGCGTACCCGTCGTGAAATCCCAGGACCAGGTGTTCTTGTCCTCGTAGCCCGCCGGGTAGCGCACGGTGCACTGGGCCGAGCGCTTCGTGTTCGCGTACTGCCCCCGGTTGTCTATGGGCGCGAGCCACCAGGTGAAGGTGCCCGGCCGCACGCCGGAGAACCGGATCATGGGGGCCTTGTAGAACCCCATGAGCAGGGCGCCCTGCCAGCCGTCGCCTATCCGCAGCTCGTAGCCCTCGATGTCCGGCTCGGAGAGGGCCTCGCCGATGATCGACACCGTGTCGGCGGAGGCGACGGCCGTGATGGGTGTCATGTCCGAGGGCAGGGACGTTTTGCCCTGGATCATGCGGGACACGGTATAGCTGCCCTCGAGGGGCTCCTTCGTCTCGAAGATGCTCACCGAGCGCATCCGGCAGTAGTAGGTCTGCCCCTCCTCGACGGGGTCCAGCTGGAAATCCGTGGTGGCCACGGTCATGAATTTCCAGTCGCCCGTCTCGCCGATCCGGAGCCAGATCTCCGCGTGCTTCCAGAACGGGTAGGCCTGGGGATCGGGCGGGTCGAAATCGATCTTCCAGCGTGTCCAGGACCGGCCGCGGTAATTGTAGCCCTCCTCGGCATCGGAGACGTTGCGCACCGCCGGCACGGCCGCCAGGGGCGAGGGCAGCGTGGTGTCGCGCCAGGAGTGAGAGGCCAGATCGTAGACGTCGTCATAAAACGAGGTGTACTCCTCCTGCAGCGACAGCGCGCAGGAGCCGTCCATGCCGATCCGGACGGCGGCAACGCGGAAGTACTTGTTCGACCATCCCGGCTTGCTGTGCGTGAACTGGACCACGTCGCAGGGCTCGAGGGCGGCGCAGCGCGACCGGGCCTGGAACGCCACCTCCTTGTTGAGCCGCCGGCGCTCGAGCAGGTAGTTTGCCATCTTGACGACGCTGGCCTGTCCGCCCGCCGCGGTCAGGTCCACGCTGTCCTCTCGGTAGCCCTCCGAGGCCACCGCGTCCCTGTCGGGCAGCACGTGGTCGTCCACCTGGTAGCGCTTCTCCGGGTTGAGGAACTTGCAGCGCAGGGCCGTGGGCGTATCGAACACGTCGGCCTCGGCGATCTGCAGGGTGGTGCGCCCTCCCTGGATCACGACGTCGTCCTCGGTGAGGGTCATCACGGAGGACTCGTAGCCCAGGTCGCGGTAGCGCAGCTTGAAGAGGTTCTCCGAATAGATCAGCTCGCCCCGGAAGGCGGCCAGCAGCAGGGCGATGTTGTCGGTCACGGCCTGGTTCTGGCCGATGCTGGCCGCGACCGTCCAGCCCTTCGTCTCGCAGTAGGTCGCCGTGCCGCCGAAGGACGTGTCGCTGAGGCGGGCCGGGGCGATGCCCATGCCGCCCCGCTGGGCGCTGCGGATGACCATGTCGCGCACGGCCAGGGCCGGGTTGTCCGACCAGGCCGTGGAGGCCGTGCGGGGGTCGTAGACCTCGAGGCCCCGGACCTCCACGGTGATCTCGCCCGGCGGCCCCTGGAACTTGTTCTGGTCGTACATCAGGCGCAGGTAGAGGTAGGCCGTGTTGCGCAGGGGGTTCGTCCAGTTGATGTCGACGTCGTGCAGCGTGGAGCAGACGGATTGGTCGGCCGTCCCGGCGAAGAATTCATAGTGGACGTTGCCGCTTCCGTACTCTGTCCAGAGCTTGCCGTCGATCCAGATCTGGTCCACCCCGTCCACCTGGACGATCCCGTCGATGGGCCCCTCGCCGATGACGCCGACGAGGTGCAGGTAGTCGTTGCGGTCGCCCGTGGTGCCCACGTAGACGTGGTTGAGCCCCACCCGCACCCGGCCGTAGATCAGCGGGATCTCCGCCTGGCTGGACTTGGAGTTGATCAAGTGCCCCCGCGATCGCTCCTCCAGCGCCCGGCGCTGCTGCTCGGCGCGGTTCTTCGCCCGCTCGGCCTCGGCGAACCCGGAGATCACGCTCGAAACCGTGGCAAAGATGGACACCAGGATGAATCCTTCAAGCCCCATGGAACCTCCGCGCCGCGACGACGCGCATCTTTCGCGACAGGTTGAACGCCCGCACGCCCGTCTTCGGCGTCGAGGTCACGGCCACGTCATTGCCGCAGTATACGGCCAGCGTCTCGGCAAGCCCCGCAAAATCCACCAGGATCAGGTCCCCGGGCAGGATGTAGCCCGGCTCCACGGCCTCGCCCACGGTCCCCATCATCTCCCGCACCAGGGCGTCCGCCGCGGCCCGGTCCCGTTTCGCCCACTCCACGTAGCCGGCGCCTTGCACGCTCCAGCCCGCGTATTCGTCGGGCACGTCCATGCCGAGAGCCCGCAGGACGGCCCAGCAGAGGCCGACGCAGTCGTAGCCGTCGGGGCCCGTCCCGCCCGGGCGGAAGGGCTTGTCGACGAAGGGGGCCAGGACATCGGCGAACTTCATCTCGGGATCCTCCCCCACCAGATCTGTTGCTCCATGATGGACGGCAGGAACTCGAACCCGCCGAATTGCAGCGAGTTGCCCAGCGTCTCGCACCGCTCCAGGCTCTGATCGCACCAGGAGGCCGCTCCCGCATAGCCGCACTCGGTTCCCCGGAACACCCAGGGGCACGTGGACTGCGCAATGCGCAGCGTCTTCTGGTTCCACAGGACCATTTCATTGACGATCCGGATCTCCATGTCCGGCTCCACGCCCCGCCAGCCGCCGATGAAGCCCCGGAAGACCTCCTCGGCCAGAATCGTGTAGTCCGTCTTGATGACGCCGTAATAGAGGATGGCCGTTTTCTTCCGGACGTTCTCGCCCAGGAACAGCGCCGTGATCACCGAGTCGGCATCGTCGATCGTCACCGTGAGCCGCTCCACGCTCATGGCGATGGCCGAGGCGATGTCGGCGCTCCGGAAGGCGCGGGGCTCGAAGTTCTTGCTGTCGTGGCGGATGACGCGGTCCCTGTCCGTGTAGTACACCGGAGTGGAGAGCTGCAGCTCCAGCAGCCAGAAGGGGCTGAGCGTCTCGGCGGCCAGGGCCGCGGCCATGTCGGCGTCGAAGTTCTTCATCAGTTTCCCTTGAGGCCCTTCAGCTCCAGGCCCGTGCGGTAGAGCCCGTTGGCCAGGTACTCCTTCGTCATGCTGTCTTCCTTGAACCGGCAGCGGATCCGCAGGAACCCCGTCAGGTCGCAGGAGACGATCGCCCCGGACGAAGGCGGAGACGTGAACTGCACCCGGTCCGCACTCTCGGCGCCGCCTCCGGTCAGGATCGAGTAGCCCGTGGACTGCAACGCGAAATCCAGGTAGATCGCCTGGGCCGACGTGGACTTGCCCTGCAAATCGAAGGTTGTGGTCACCCCGTCCCCGACGCCCACGTAGAGCCCCTTGTACGTGTCCGTGTAGGGCACGTAGAAGTAGAAGGCCTCGTAGGCCCCCTTGCGCGCCTGGTAGAACTCCCAGACCTTCAGAAAGTCGGCCTTCGAGAGCCGGTCAGCGCGAAGCGTCACGTCATAGACCGCGAAGTCCTCCTTCTTCATCCGCTGCTCCCAGCCGCCCTCGAAGGAGGTGACGACGGTGCGCCACCGGGGGGCGATCTGCAGGGGGTAGGAGAGTTTCACGTCGTCGGGAAATATCGCCATGTCAGTTCCCCATGAACGCCTTCCAGTGCTTCAGCTTGCCGTCTTTCATCTCGGACGACACGGTCTGCGTGATGGCCTGCGGGTTGCGCCGACAGACGTCGTGGAAGCTCTGGGTGTCGATCGCATGGATGATGAAGACCGTCTGGTTGCCGCCGCCGCCCGAGCCCTTGACGCCCAGTTCGCCCGTGGCCGTGCGGCCCAGGGGCATGACGGCCTCGGGCCCTTCCTCGGCCATGAGCCCCATGCCGTTGGCCATGCGAAACACCGTGGGCCGGTCGAAGACGCCGCCCGAGGCAAAGGGCACCAGGCGGCCGGAACGGAATGCATTGCCCTTCGCGCTGACGCTGGCCCAGGTCATCAGCTCGTTGGCCTGGAAGTACTGGTCGCCCGGGCTGGCCCCGGAGAACCCGCCCTGGAATCCCAGCAGGGTGCTGAGGATGCTGCCGAGGCCCCCGCCGCCGCCGGCGGATCCCTTGAGGCTCTCCATCATCATCTGCGCCAGCGTATCGGACCAGGCGCGGGCCATGGAATGGCAGAAGGAAAGCCACACGTCCTCGAGGCTGTCCACCTGCCCCGTGAAGGCGGCAAAGAACCCATCGGAGAACGCCTGCTCCATGCCGCGGGCCGTCTGCTCGGACAGCGTGCGGCCGCGGCGGAAGGAACCCTCGATCTCGCTGAAGTACTTCCGCGCCCCCGCGTCGAGCCCCTCGGAAAAGCTTCCCGAGAACTCCTTCATGCGCAGAATGCGCATCTCTTCGACCTCGAGCAGTTGCTTCGAGATCTCCCTGTGCTCCAGCGCCAGCTTGAGGATCTCGCGCTGCCCGCGCAGATCGTCCTCGGTGACGTCCTGGGATCGCTTCGTGATGAGGACACGGAGGCGGCCCTCCTCGGCCTCGAGGATCTTCCGCGTCAGGTCGAATTCCTGCACGAGCCGGTCGGATGCGCCGATAAGGCCCAGGCTCTCCTGATCCGCCAGCATTGTCTTGCGGAACCCGAGCCGCTGAATAACGTCCCGCGCCGAGGCGTCGGCCCAGATCTCGGCGATGGACCAGGCGTGCTCGCGCTCCGCCTGCTCGATTTTCCCGAGACGCTCCAGGCGCTTGGCCTCGTCGTTGTCACGGATCTTTTCCAGCTCCGCCGTGAGCCAGCGTTCGATACGGTATCGGGAGGCCCCCTCGTCCTCCCATACCGCCGCCTGCCGGTAGGCCTGCTCCTCGGCCGTCAGGGTGCTGCGGGCCCAGAGATCGTCGATGCGGTCGTTGAGCTTCGCGAGCTGCTCGACGCGCTTCTGCCCTTCCTTCTCGGCGATGGCCGTCTTCATCTTTTCGACGGCCCAGAACTTGTCGCGCTCGGCCTCGGCGCGCAGGAGGTTGCCCTCCGAGGTGGGATCGTAGGGGCGCTCGGCCGTGATCTTGCCGCGATAGGACGGCTGGCCGGAGTACCACGGAGATCCCGTTCCGTAAAGATCGGCCTCGCCCTTTATCCCCGCGGCGGCCCCCTGCTGCATGAAACGGTAAACGACGTCTATGACGGCGACGAGGCCCTTGCCGGCCTCTTCCTTGAAGTTGTTCCACGCGGCCCGGAGACGCTGCATGCTCTCGTAGGCTGTCTCGGCCTCGCTGCCGAACCGGCCCGTCTGGATGGACAGGTTCGCCAGCGCGATGTCGGCCAGCTTGATGTCCTCCACCCCGGCGGCGATCGCCTTGTTGAGCAGGTCCATCTCCTGCTTGGTCACCAGGCCGTATCGCTTGAGGGCCCGGGGCATCTGGTTGGCGATGGCGTCGGTGATCGTCTCGTAGGCCGTCTTGACGTCCTCACCGGCCAGCCGGGCGGCGTACCGGGCCCCCGAGGCGATGGCGATCAGTTCCTTGCCCTCGAGCCCCTGGGCAATCCCCTTGGCCGCCTTCTGCATGACGTCGGAATCGTCCATGATGCCCTTCGACGCGGACTTCATGGCCTGATACGTTTTCTCGGCGTTGATCCCGACGCTCTCGGCCATGAGCCGGTAGGACTCCTCGGTCTGTTGGGCTCGCGCTCCCATTTCGGCCAGGTCCTTCCCGATCGAGGCCATCTGGTACAGACCGACGCCGGCGATGGTGAAGGAGAAGAGCCCCTTGAGCTTCGACGAGATGCCGTCGGCCGACTTCACCAGCCCGTCCAGGGAGGAGCGGTACTGGTTGACGCCAGCAACCCCCGCCGAGGCGTCCGTGGTGATTCGAAGCCTGACCTCATTCTCGGCCATTACGCTTCCCCTTCATCTCCTCGCAGTTCTTGCAGGCCCACGCCAGGAACTCTTTCCCGAAGACGGCCTCGCATTCCTTTCGCTTTTCCTCGCTGCAGGGCCCTGAGGCCTCTTTCCTGCGCAAGGCCCGGAGCACCTCCTCCTCGAAGGCCGCGACCTTTTCGAGGAAGAGTTTGTCGGGGGCGATCCCGCAGCACCGGGCGGCCTCGCAGACGGCGGCCAAATCGATGGCGTAGACGCCGCCGAACCCGACCCGCCACTGCGTCCTGCAAAGCAGGAGGAGATCCCAGATCGCGGCGTTGCCGGGAAGGACCTGCGCTTCCCCCTCACCCGAGACGAAGACCCGGGTGAGGTCGATCAGTTTTTTATTTCGTCCCGCTGCCGCTCGGCCTTCGCGACCTCGAGGCTGTAGGCGAAGGCCATGATCCACTCGGCAAGCGCCGGCTGGTTCATGATTCGCTTCTTCGACTCCAGGTCGACGGGCAGGGCCTGCCCGTCGTCGTCCCCGATCCCTTCGAAGTCCTGGATCAGGTAGTCCGCCAGGGCCTCGTCCAGCTTCTCGGGGTCAGCCTTTTCCACGGGTACCATCCGCCGCGAGCGGGGATCCAGGTCCATCTCGGTGCTGACGAAGGGGCGGCGCAGCTCGCGCAGGACCTCCCCGGTCAGCTTGCGGACCCGCAGCCGCACGCCGTCCTGGAAAACGCCCCATGTCCCGTCGGGCAAATTCTGCGGGTCGAACCCGAGCTTTCCGATCTTCAGCATTGTCATCCCCTCCCGATCATCAGGCCGCGTAGGCGGACACCCGGTTGCCGACCTTCACGCGGCAGCTCCCGTAGGTGTCGTCCTGGAGGACGACCAGGTCGCCGGCCTCGGCCAGGACCTTGCCGCTCACCGAGATCGGCGAATCCAGCACCGCACACCGCGGGAACATGACGTTGACGTAGTAGTTGCGACCCAACTCGAACTCGGCCCCGGTGGCCGTCAGGTTGACGCCGAGGTACTCGTTGTCCTTGATCTTCTGCTGCAGGATGAAATCCCGCATCTGGCGGTTGAGCTTGAGGGTCTGCAAGCGGCCCTGGCGGATCACGTAGTTTGCGTACGCGCCGGTGCCGCCCACGCGGAATTCCACGGCCAGGTTGTTGTTGACGACATGCTCGATGCTCTCGATCTCGTCGGACATCGAATGCCCCTCGAGGAAGGTCGTGCCGTTCCACTTGCCGCCCAGCTTCACGACAAGGTCCGTCACCCGCAGCGGGGGCTCCGTCACGCGCGCGGGGAACGTGGCCCAGGCGGGCTCCGCGGGCACGTAGAGGATCTCGTAGGTGGTCGACGTTGCGACGCCGCCCGGGGCGATGATCGTGAGAACGGCAGGCGTCGCCGCCGAGACGGCCGTCACCGTCACGTCCTTCCATTCCCCGGTGCTCGGCACCAGCACGCGCACCAGGTGCACGTTGTCGAGGCGCTCCTGGGCCGTCGAGCCCTGGACGGCATTGGCCGCCAGGGTGAGGCTCGTGGCGTTGTAGGCCTCGGCGACGGATTCCTTCGCCATGTTGTCGGCGTACTTGCCCGTGC